ACCAGAAGAAACAGCAGCGCCTCAACAAGGGGTTTCCATTTCTGTAGGTGATACTATTTCTACAGATAACATAGAAATAACAATCAATAAGGTAGAATTAACTTATGATGTATTACCTGATGATACTTCTGGTTTTTACACACATTATGCGGCTGATTCAGGAAATGTTTATATCCATTTAGATGTAGATGTAAAGAACCTCGGAAAACAAAATTTAAGTTGTGATAGACTTTTATCTGCTACAGCTGATTATAATAATGGTTACACCTATTCCAGTTTTGCAGCCCCTGAAGATGCCACTACTGGATTTACATATGCAAATATTTCTTCTATAAAACCTTTAGAAACCCGTGGTATTCATTATATTTTCAAATGTCCACAAGAAGTAGAAGAAAGTACCAGTCCTCTATTTATAACTATAGAACCATCTGATTCTAAAGATAACTATATTTTAACAATCCGATAATAAGGAACTTTATATTCTTGATTTTTTTAAGGAAGCCCAGAATTGATATTAAAATCTAACTGGCTTCCTTAAATGTCTAAAAACTACCTTAACCACTCAACATCCACTTTTTTGAAATAGAAACAATCAAAGAAACAGATAGTATACTTATCATGTATACAACTATAGTTCCTAATATAAAAAATGGTCCTAGCAAGATTACATTGTATTAACCATGCTATTTGCTAGTTCAACAGTAGATATTATTAGCCAACAAAACAATTAGAGCAAAATAGAACATAACTTCAAATCCACATATATTTTTACTAAATGCAAAAAGAGGACTGAAGAAAGGAAAAACATATTATGAAGAAATTACTCAAATATTTCTTTCTTGGCATTTGGACATTATATTTTGTACTTAGCTTTATTAATCATTCTGCAAACTATGGATTGGACGACTGGATAGCAGCTATTTTGATTACACTCCTACCATATATTATTATATGGTTTATTAATTATAAATCAAGAAAAACTAGAACCTTGGTAGTAAAAAATACACCTTCTACAGAACCTACTCCTCCAGAAGTTACGTCCAATAATATGGAACCCTATACTTCTATAAACGTTTCTGATACTGAAAGTGAATCAGTAATTTCCAAATCTGACGAATCACAGAATATTCAATATATAGAAGTTGATAATGTTATTAAGCATACTGATGGCAAATCCATTACTGATGAAGAAGTATCTTACTTAATGCAAGTTGGATATGAAGAAGCATTAAAACGAGAAAGTAAAAACGCAAATACTAAATCTTGCAGAACTGAACAAGAAGAACTAAGCTTTCAATTTATGATGAATCATGAAAATGATATTCAAAAACACACTATTTCTTTTGAAAAGGCCTATCATCAAGCATACTCTGAAAAAGATTTGAATAAAAAAATTATACTACTACAAAATGTAATTGATTTATATGAGAAAGAAAAAAAATGGTTTTACAAAACAAAGGGTGGAACAATTTATTTCCAAGATAATTATGAACATTTACATAATTCAAATAATGAAGATTTTTCATATATTGACTCAGTAAAAGATGATTTAGAATATAATATTCATATACGAGATTATATTATACCAGAAATAACCCAATTAATAACCTCCATGAATGGTATTATGCAAAAGGATATTTATTCACACTTTCCTGATGAACCAAAATCAAATATACAAAAAATTATTCGTGAATTGGAAAGTGATAATATTATTCTTCGAACAAAGAAAAGCAATTCCTATTTTTTAACATTGAATCATTTAAAATAAATAATGAAAACTATGTTAAAAACTAAACGAAAGGAGAATTTTGAAATGTTAGCAGAAAAGACCTTTATATTGGAAGTGCCTACCAGCAATTACAAATTTTCTTGCTCCTAACTGCCGCAAGTAGATTGAAACAACTGCTGCTCCACTAAAAACCTAAAATAAATACTAGGAGGCAATTTATGAAAAATGGTGCCCTATACATTCGCGTCAGCACTCATATGCAGGATGAGCTTTCCCCTGACGCCCAAAAACGGCTTCTTCTTGATTATGCCAAAGCAAACCATATTATTGTATCTGAAGATTATATCTTTGAAGAAAAAGGTATTTCTGGGAAAAAAGCTGATAAGAGGCCGCAATTCCAGCAGATGATTGCTCTTGCCAAAACAAAGCCCACTCCCTTTGATATTATTTTAGTATGGAAATTCTCACGCTTTGCCAGGAACCAAGAAGAATCTATTGTATATAAATCTTTGTTAAAGAAACAAGGCGTTGAAGTCCTAAGTGTAAGTGAGCCTGTAGCAGAAGGCCCTTTTGGGAGCTTAATTGAACGTATTATTGAATGGATGGATGAATATTACTCTATCCGCCTCTCTGGCGAAGTTATGCGGGGCATGACAGAAAAAGCCCTGCGGGGTGGCTATCAGGCAAGCCCGCCACTTGGATACCGCATGGACATTCCCAAAAAACCACCTGTTATTGTACCTGAAGAAGCTGCTGCCATCCGTTATATTTTTGATGCCTATGCTAACCAGAACAAAGGAATCTTTGAGATAGCACGCGCTTTAAATGAAATGGGTTATGAAACGCAACGCCACAAACCATTTGAACGCCGTTCTGTAGAATACATACTTCAAAATCCTATGTACTGTGGCTTGCTTAGATGGAATAGACATTGTAATGAGACAAATGAGATTAAAGATGAATCTGAATGGATTATCCGAAAAGGGGAACATCAGGCAATTATTTCCGAGGATTTATTTAATAAAGCCCAAGAACGTTATTATACTGAATACAAGCCAAAAGGGGCAAGGCCTTCTAGCACTTATAAACATTGGCTGTCTGGCCTTGTAAAATGCCCTGCCTGTGGCCGTACCATGATTGCTAAAGCAGTAAAATCTTCAGGGAGAATCTTATTCTATTTTACTTGTTATGGATATAGCAAAGGGAAATGTGCCGCCAAAACTTCGGTTGCTGCTACTAAGTTAGAGCCTGCTGTACTCTCTTCTATCCAAGAAGCCTTCCAGGCAGAAACCTTTTCCTATAGCAATCTTATCTCCCCTAGGCAGCCTGAATCTACTTCTGCAGAACAAAAACGTATTAACGATTTAATTCACAGAGTTGCTTTTAAGGAACAGCGTGCCCGTGACGCATATATCAACGGTATTGATACTATGGAAGAATATAAAAAGAACAAGCTTCGGTTACAGGAAGAACGGCAGCGGCTAGAAGAAAAGCTTGCCCTTCTCTCTCCTATAAAGCCAAATCTTTCTCCTTCAGAAGTAAAGCAGCTAATGCAAAAACGCCTGAAAAGCGTCTATGATGTACTTCTATCTAATGCTGATATTCCCACGAAAAATTCTACACTCAAAAATGTAGTAGAAAAAATTATCTATAATAAAGAAACCGATACTGTAAAGCTTTATTACTATTCTTAATTTTTTTCTATAAAATTGTATGTTGTTACAATAAGGTTGACCGCATAGTAACAACATACAATTTATTTCTTACATTACTATATTGCTGCCTCTTACCAGTGCTTTTGTTATATGATTCAGCCCTACATTATTCTTTCTCATTTTAAGAAACACCATTTTCATACTTTTTTATTAATATATTCCAACCAAAGTCATTACATTTAATAAATTAAATTACAATCAAATCAAAGAGATAAAGGAAACTACTATGTCTTTTATAAACTACAATCTATAGATATTTTTTACAAATTATGAAAAAGGTAAACATATTATGTACATTTCTCATCTTTTTCTCTGATATTGCACCTTAAATTTTTAACACTATACCCTCTTACATACAATTTTATATTTTAAACATGTTCTTCTTTTTTTTTAAATTCTTTTTTCATTCTTTGTATAATTTCATTAAAGATCTCCTCTTTTACTTCTTGTGGTATCTCTCTAATAAATTTTATATATTTTTCTTTATTTTTATCATTCTCCCCTTCTTTTAAATCTCTCCACTCTTTAATATAATCTTTCACTAGCATTTTTTTATACTTTATAAAAATAAACATCACCAAGATAAACATAATTATTTCAAACACAACTTTTACTATTTCAGCAAAAGGCATATGAAAAGTCCATTTTGTTTTATAAATAAATATAATTAAAACTATACCATTTGCAAATATAAACGGAAAATGCTTTGCCGAAAAATATTTCATCGCCACTGGTTCTTTTGGCCCTCTATATTTCATTAACCTTGTTTCCCACTTATTTCCCTCTTCTTCATGAAACACCGATATATATGCAGCTATCTTACAAGCTGCTATCCTTTTCTCCAAAGCTAACATATATAAAGGAAGAATAACAACATAAGAAAATAATACATACATTGTATCCTCCTTTGGAAATGCAAAAACAAGATATGTTGCCAAAAATAAATATAAGATGTTAATAATTGAATCTGCTGAGGAACAAAGAGTAACGATTTCTTGTCTTAAGGATATATACTCCTCTTTTTCTTTATTCATATTAACACATTTCTCCTTTTGTTTTTCTTATTATATCATACAATTTAAAACTGTACACTAAATATTTCGTTTACTCTATTCTACATAAATATACTATATTCCTCATATCTTTTCATTCTTTTATATAACGAATCTCTTAATCTTATATTATAAGAAAGAAAATATTTTTTTCAAACACCATCTATTACTTGATAAAAATATTACAAATTTTAAACAACTGCCCCTCTCTCATTTGTCTGTAACATATGCCCATCTGCTGCAAAAATGTAGGTCTCTTCTCCATATATAGGGCTTCTAATCATTAACATTTCCTTGTTTGCCATACTTCCATCATTCTTAAAGAAATACCATTTTCCTTCGTCCTTTAGCCAACCTGTCTGCATAATCCCTTCTGAATCAAAATGATACCACAATCCTTCTACTTCCTGCCAGCAATTTTTACACAAGCTTCCGTCCTTTTTTTGGTATTTCCATCTATCTGCTTCTTCTATCCAGCCCGATTTATCCCCATAATCCACATACGAAATGTTGACATCTACTCGCCCTGAAATCCCTTGGATACTTCCTGAATCTGTGTACTGCCAGATTGCCATATCCTCTCGGTCAGATGCCTTATTATAATAAGCGTACCAAATTTCATATCCTTCTTTTTTTAATTGTTCCAAATCAAAATATCTTCCTGCATAGTCCTTATTTGTGTATACTAAAGGTATGTATCCAGCTTTTTTGATTTCACTACAAAATGCTACTGTCATATCCATAACCAACTGCTTTGTTACCTTTACGCCTTTCCTTTCTGCGTAGCTAAGTGAATCATATTCAAAATCAAAAGCAATCGGATAAGTAACCTTATATTTTTTTGCCTGGCTAATACAATACTGTGCTTCTCGTCTAGCCATATCAACCGTATAAGCATAGGAGAACCAGTATAACCCTAAAGGGATTCCCTTTTCCATACAGGCAGCAGCATAAGGAACTAGCTTCTCATCTATGTTCCCTGCCCCATATCCAGCACGAAGTATAATGAAGTCTACTGCTTGTCTTACTTTATCCCAATCTGTTACCTGATTATGGGTACTTAAGTCAATTCCTCTTTTCACTTGTTTTCCTCCTTATTTGCTGCATCTGTCAATCCCTCTCCAATAATATAAGCAATGAGGGTTCCCCCTGCCATAATAATGGAAGTTACTTGTACCGCTGTATTATCTGGCACTTGGGCTAGTGTCATTACTGGGGTTACAAAACCAATGACCGCCGCCCAAAACTTTCTACTTGTTAATTTCCTTGCCCAATCTATCTTTTTCTTTTCCATATGTTGTTTCCTTCCTTCTTTTATAAAATCATAATGAGTGCCCCTATTACAGCCCCCATAATTGTACTAATCGCCGCTGTTACCATTGCCATTTTAATCTGCTTGTGTGCTTCGGCTGGTTCCTGTTCTAGCTTCTCTAACCGTTCCCCTTGCTTTTCTAACTCTTTCAACATATTTCCCATATTAACCGCCATTTCTTTTACTGATATGGTTAGATCACTGATTTGGCGTACACTTTCTTCCACCAGTTCTAGCCTCTTATTCTGTCGGTTATTTTCATCTATCAGACGTTGATTTTCTGTTTCCATAGTTCTTCGGAACTCGTCATGCTCTGCCCTTGTAATTGCTGTATCCATCTTCTTTTCCTTTCTCCTAATTCTCTTCCACTACCAACTCCTGCCTTCCAGCCCTCTCCAATTCTTCCTTTACTTCTTTTCTTAACCCTTCTGGAACCTGCCCATACCTCTTTCTTCCTGAAAGAATCTGATTCACCCATAACCTTGTAATAGCTACTTTACTCATCTTTTTCCCCTTCCCTTTCTGTTGCATATACCTCTGTACTCATTTCCAACAAACACTCTTCCAACTGTTCTATCCATGTTGCCTGGCTATCCATATCTCTTGCCTGCTCTTCTAACTGTTCTTCTTGTTCTGCCACCTTTGCTTTTAACGCCAATACTTCTGCATCCATAGTACTTGGTGTTACCTGCTCTACTTCATATCGCTTTCCTATATAATTCACGGTAAACTCTGAATAATTGTAATATACACATTTTGGTTGTTGATCCGTTTCATTCTCATAATATTGGATTGGTTCTTTGTTTTCATTAAGAAGCTCATACAACGTATGAAAATCAGCTTCTTCCTCCTTCACGATAAACCGTAATACCATTTTCCCATTTGGATACCGATATGGATAAAACTCTCTCACTTTTACTATCGTTTTCCCTACTTGAATCTGCATTTCTTTTCCTCTCTTCCCTTCTTTAACTATACATATCTCTACAAATAATATCCTTTATTTTTGTCACAGAAGAACTCACATAAATCCCTAATTCTCCTATTTTTCCCTTTAACACTACGTCATCCCCCTCATCACCAAGATAAATCCGTTTACAATTTACTGGCACAGTATCTTCTATATACCCATAATAATAGCCCTCTATCGAATCATACTCCATATATAACGTATCTGATCTGGTTCCTGTATCATATCGAAACCATGTTTCATCTTCTCCATTGGAGCAAACATACATATCTACCGTAAACCCTTCCCCAAATGCTACATAGGTTCCATTTAACATTACCCGTATCTCTGCTCCTGCCAACGTTTCTGCATTAGCAGCAGAATTTGAAATTGTCACATGTGCCCTATTATTCCAAACATCTCCACCAGCATAAGCGGGTCCACCACATACCGAATATAAAACTTCAATCGTTACTCCCTCTGGCCATATCGTTTCCCATGCCCCATTTTTATAAACCTTCCCTTCTGTAATTTCCCTCCATGCTCCACTAGAATACCGTTTGATACTGCTTACATCTTGCCATGCCCCATTGGTATATTTTTTTATACTCATCTTCTCACCTCACCAAGCCCAAAGAACAGAACTACTAGAAGGCGTAGAAGATTGGATTGCCACTCCTTTGACACTTGTTGCCACAGGCACCCCATTGGAAAAATACACTGGCTGCATAGTAGAACCTGCATTGGCATTTAACTTATTGGCAGAACTGGCGGCTCCCCCTGCTGTAGAAGAGCCTGCATAGGTATGGGTATGCCCTGTTTTTGCAAAAGCAGAAGCATGGTATCCATCTACGGTATCTGCATTACATTGATCTTCCTCTGCCTTCGCATCCCATTTTCTCTTTTCTTCTTCGGTTACATGAACCTTCCCATCTTTTACATGTTTTTCTGTTTCTTCTACTTTCTTTTTTAAGTACACATCATTGTTTAACAATGCCCCTTTTATCCCATTTTCTAGCTCTGCTGTTAAATACTCCTCTTCTTCTACCTGATGAATCTCCTGCTGAAACTCTGGTGGTTCTTTGATCGCTAAATTTCCCATAGAACTTTCCTTCCCCTCCTAACCACATCAAAAAGAGCACCCTCTCGGATGCCCTTACTTTCTATTTGCAATCTATTTCGTTTTGTGTTATACTACCTTTATCAAAGGGAACACCACCCACAAAGTGGTTAGCCTCTATATTTTAAGTGAAATAACTGCCTGTCAGGCCAAGACAAGGGCAGTTATTTTTTTGCCTATTTCCTATTCTCTAAACAGGAGATAAGCGCAAGCAAGAATAACCCGAACGTCAACATCAATGATATTGCTTCGTATGTACTCATGTGCACCACCCCCCTTCTTTGGTAAAAAGAGAGGCAAACTACCCTATCTGTGGTGTCCCTTATATTTTATTATAACACAATCCTTCGAATGGTTCTATTCCTTTTTTTATAATACTTTCTTGGCTGCCCCATTTACTCCTACATACATACTACACCTCTTTACCTTCCCATTTACCCCTGCATAGGCTGCTTGGATTGCCCTGCTTACGCCACTCACTCCTACAAAGGAACCATGGTTGTCATTACAAGCTGTGTTGCAAGTCCCTGTACAGGTTCCTTTACATGTTTTTTCACATTCCCCCTCACAGGTATCCTCACAACTTCCTTCACAATCCCCTTCACAGCTTCCTTCACAGTCTCCCCCACAACTATCTGTACATTCCGTATAACAAGTATTGTCGCAACCATCACAATACCCTACACAACCATCATCACAACCCCCACATCCCGTACACTCCCCACAAATATTTTCACAACTATCACCACATTCCCACGCCATTCTTTATCACCCCTGTTCTCTTTCCCGAAACGTTAGGTTCAAATATTTGTTTTTCTCGGAATATGTAGTATAAATAGAGGCCAATGTGGGAAATCCTTGGTATGTTTTTACTGCCACCCCATTTTGATCTACCACTGTGATTTCTTCCATTCCTATGGTTTTATAATAATGCACTGCCTCATCTCCTGTGATACTCCCTAATACAGACATATCCACTTGTACCACTAAGGATTTCACCACTTCCTGCCCTACCAAATCAATCCTCTCATCTACACGGTTTACATGCTGAATTTCTGTCTTTCCATCTTGTAAAAGAATTTTCATCTAGTTTCCTCCCCCTGCTAATTCTTGTAATTTCTCATATTCTTCTTTCCTCACAATTTCTTTTGCCTTCTCATACGGCAGAAAACAACCCATTCTTTCTGGCACTCCCTTCTTCCTATAATATGTGTTCCAAAAATATACATTCGCTAATGCCCTTGCCTTATGCATCCCACAAATAAAAGTTGCCCTTTTATCTGGTGTCCCAAACTTTTGATAATTATATGCGGTGCACCAAGCACAACCATCTGCAACAGGACACAAAAAACATTCTTCTGTTGATTGGGATTTTCTTGTAATGCCTTTTAAACAAGAAAGACAATCCTTACACTGCTTCGAAATACCTATTCCTTCCTCTAAACTTCCAATTACCATTGGTTCCTGCTCTGTCCCTAGAGAAGTCTCCATAAAACGGATACAAGGATATAACCACCCATCTGGATCACAAGCAAGCATCCTTCCATTCCCACCACACCAGTTTTCATTCTCACTTTCTTGTAATGGTCCAAAACTATTCTCTAAGAAAAGGGAACAATAGGTGCTTTCTACTAAATCCTTTTCTATATAATACTTGGCAAGTTTTTTCAACTGCTGGTAAAAGATAGCTGGGTGGACTTGGTTATCCCATACATCTTCAAACACACAGTTCGCATGAATATCCCGAAACCCTATTTTATGTAAATGGATCATGGATTCATATAAGAATCGAATATTTTCCGGTGAAATGGTAACTTTTGTCCCTGTATTCCCATACTTCCTTAAACTATGCTTTACCGCTTTTTCTACAAGATCATACGAAGGGCTTCCATCTGGAAACCGCCGGCAAGCATCATGCAATTCCTTATTCCCATCAATCGTAATACTTAACGAAGTCCAGTTCCCATACTCTTTCAAGAACTCCTGAAATCGTTTATCAAAATATAAGATCCCATTGGTACAAATCGAAAACCGATGGAACTCTAACCACGGGTGATGGAGAAGGATCATTCTTTCTGTTACATAATCACAGATTCTTCGGATTAACTCGATCTCCAACAAAGGTTCCCCTCCAATAAACTCCATCACAATTCCCCCTGTATTATCTTGACTGATATACTGGTTCCCTCTTGCTGATAAAAGCTGATCCACAAATTGCTTTGCTGTCTCAAAGGACATGGATTTCTTTTTCTTATGGGTCTGGTAACAATAACTGCAGTTCAAGTTACAATCATCTGTTACCTTAAAGGTAACGGTCCTTACTGCCCTCCATGTCCCTTCTGCTACCTGCCCCTTCTTTTCCTCTAAATCAGGAAATAGCTTTGCAATATAATCTGGATAATGGATTGGCTTGTATCGTTTTCTCATACAGATACTCCTTCTTCTGGTGTTGGTATTGGTATATCCAGAAATACCACACAGATACTACAAGTACTATACTCCAACGACCACTGGAACCTCCTGCCTGTATACTCCTTAAGGATACAAGTATTTACATATTCCACCATTTGTTGGAATTCCCGATAAGAATCGTCATAGAATTCCTGATAATAGGAAAGGATTTCTTTGTTATAAACCCCATTCGTATCTTTTAAAATACTTCGTAGAATCTCTTTCCTTCCCCGATATAAATAAGTAGTACGTTCTATCTTGGCAGCCAGTTCTTCTGTAATGGTTATGGTTACTTTCTTTTCTTGTGCCATGTCTTTTTCCTTTCTTTTCACTATGAATCTTTTTCCTTCCTAAAAAATCCTCTTAAGAATATAATAAATACACTTCCCCATTATTTAAAGAACCAGGGACAGACGTACCAAACTTCACATTCCTCAACTTGGAAGTGGCGTAATCTGTCCCTGGTTTTACTGAAACATTCTCTGGAAAAGTACCTGCTGTAATGCTACTTGCACTTTGTGTATGCGCTGATGGGGGCATAGAGGAAGGTAAGGTAACATCCATTCTTACTTTTTTTGTCGCATTATCCCCATTTATGGATACATTGTCCCCTGCTACAATCTCCACCTGGGCAGTCTTACTATTTGCTTCTACCAGCACATTCCCAACTTTCACCTTACTAAAAGCGTTCTGGTTTACTTCTGCCCCTGCTGCTATGTGATCTAATTTCTTTTTATCTTCGGGGGACATCAACCCTGCCTTGGTTTTTGTTACTTCCTGTGTAGCAGCCATATCCCACTTCTTTTTCTCCTCTTCTGACACATGTATCTCTGTATCATTATTATGTACATTTGAAGTAAGAACCATTTCTTCCAGTTTTTCTTTTAAATACACATCATTATTTAAAAGCTGCCCTTTGATTTGATTCTCGATATTGTCAGTAATCAAATCGGACTGTTTTACTTGGTACACTTCACTTGTAAACTCTGCTGGGCTTTTGATTGGTAAATTTGCCATACCTTACCACTCCCTTCTTAAAAGATCTCCTGGATCGAAAAATCGAAGAGCATATCATCATCTTTCCCTTTCTTAAGGAAAGTCCGATACATCACCAAATCCCCCTCTTCGTCAAATAGCCCTACTTCGGAGATATATTTCTGGGCTAATTCGGTTTTTCCTAAACTAGATTTATATTCGCATGTGGTAGGGATTGGGTACCCATGGGAATCCACTTCCCTTCTTAGCAACTCATTACGAAGGGATACTTCTTCCCCTGTTACTGGTAAGGGAGTGCCTGCCTCATCTACCCCTCCCTCTCCATAGGCTATATACTTAATTTTAGGCAGTACCATATCCCCTGCATGAGACTTGCACATCTTTTCCCTGCCTTTTTGTGTGATTACTGCATTTGCCATCTTTTTCTCCTTTCTTTACAAGATTTCATGGATTATTTTACTATCATATTTTCTTGTTCCATTGTATTGATATTTGCCATTATATTGTGTTAGGTGCTTCCCAACAGTTAAAGAAACTTGATAAGTTGGAACACTCCCTTTATGAGTCGTTTTTATTTTTAACCGATTTCCTATTCCAACTTTAGGATTTGTTTCTGATAGATAAAATATCTTTGTTTCTTTATTTTTAATTTGTTGCTTTGCTTTATCATGTAACCCTATTTTAGGAATGTGATCATATACAAACAAACGTGGGATAGAATAAGAAAGCTTCGTAGGATATAAGTCCACAAAGGAATCTGTTTTATAGCCATTATACTTATATTTATTATAGGGTGCTGTCCCATCATACATAAGATAGGGTAAATTATAACGGGGATAGAAATCATGGATAAAATTTAGTTTACTTTCTGATTTGATTTCTTCACTGACTTTTATTACCTCTCTCCTAGCATAAATAAATACTAAATTTAATGGGATCATCTCTTCTAACATGGTACGGATAATCTGTGCTTCTTTCAAGGTCCTCCCACTAATAGCGACCTTTAACCAGTATATATCTGGATTACATATAACTTGATATTCTTCGCCTTCCAGCATAGATTGAATCCGTTCATGCAACATACGCATTGTGAAAGGCAAACGCTCATTTAGCTTTTCCTTAATACGGCAATTCCTGATTTCTAAGGAATCTGTCCTTTTAGGTTGCAATTCTAAAATTTTTTCCCACCTAGAAGCACCATACCCACTATGTAACTCTAAAAAACCTTCTTTTATGGTATTCTGGGTATCCTTCCAAAGTTGTTCTACCACATCTTGCTCTGCATCCATCAAATGTTTTATTTCTTTTAGGTCCCCTATTACAGGAGGCAAATAATTAAGTAATTTCCTGTCCAATTATCTGCCCCCTTTCTACAATACAGTCAGTATCTAAAAATAGATTCTCTTCTGCCCCATTTATTCTGGTATCCCTAATATCTACAACTCCTTTTACGGTTAGAAAATCAGATTCAATCCTAGAAATCCTTACGACTAAATTACTTTTACTTGCCCAAGTTTGATTTAATTCTTTTACATAATTATTTAATACCTCTTCTAGGTATGGCTCTACATCTTCAAATACATACCCTTGTTCGAAAAGTAAGTTTGTATGAATATGAATCGTCACTGGAATCGCAGAACAAACATGTGCCTGATGCCCAATCGGTGCCAAACCATACCCTTCTCCAGCACATTCCTCTGGGTCTATTTTTTCCTGTACCTGAAATACTAACTCTTCACTAGCTGCTGTATATTCTGAAGAAATAATTACACATTTTACATGCCCGCCTACCCGTTCATCTGCTTTATTTGTGGTACGGTAAACTTTACAGCCTCCAACTCCCTGTATCGCAGTAATCTTTTCTATATAATCTGCCCTGTTTCCTCCAAATGCTTTTGGAGAAAACGATTGTATATAACGTTCCCGAAATGCTTCTGTTTCTTCCTCATCTTCCCCAGGAATTAAAAGTTCTGTCAATTCTGCATAAGAAAGCCCCTGAATATAGCCAATTGGAATTAATGTTCCAAACTTCCGATTCCCTATACTTCCAGCTGCTTCACATTGTAACTGGTAGGTATGGTCCATATGATCTAATTCTTCTAGTACTACATAATTCCATTCCTCTAAGCTAAACCGTGCACCAATAGGCACTTCTTTGTTAAATTTCCCTTTTAAAATAGCATGGCTTGCTTTTTTAGGGGAAAGCCCCCTTTCTGCTGCCCGCCGGATTAAATATTCTCTATTTGCCGTATCTGCAAAATATTGATCCAACATCCAGTCCAGTTCAATATAAAGCTGTGCCATCTCTGCAGCAGCAGGGGCTAGTGCATCCCATATAACAGAACCTTCTCGTTTATCTATGTTCATGGGTACCCTTTTCAGCAAATCCGCCATAATGGTTTCATATGTTTTCTTTTCATACATTAAAAATTCACCACCTTTTCTAATTCTATTGCCCCAAAGATAGTATGTACCATAAAAGAAACACAAACTTCGCCTTTGTTAGGGGAATCAAATTTAAAATTATCGACATGTTTAATACGATGATCCCATGTTAATGCTTCTGTAATCCTCCGTTCTAATTCAGGATATACATAAGAAACGGCTTCCCCATACAAATCTGCTAATTCAATCCCATAGTTCCAGGAATATATTACATATTGATAGCGTTCAGTAGAAAGAATTTTATAAATTGCTTGGATCATGGCTTCCTTTCCATCTATGCCGCCATAAACCTGATTATTTTGCAGATTTATTTTATAAGTATTGGTTGGTTGATTTATAATTTTTAAATTTTGCTTTGGAAAAGCACTAATCGAGGGAATCATTTCCCTACCCTATCTATTACGATATATTTTTGTCCCTCTTGCTGCCTTAAAAGAAGCACTTCATCCCCAACAACCAACCCATTATGAACTATCAGCTTCTTTCTCCCGGCAACCTTATGGTTGTGAGAAGAAAAGGCAGCTTCCCCGCTGCCTCCACCCCTTTCTTCTGTTATCCAATCTATGCTTACTTCTGTGGTAAAGTCTGTTACGTTCCTTGTAAAGATAAGCTGTGCTTCCCCCAGCGTTATTTTCTGCTCTACCAGTATTTTAACAGGAGAAGAACTTATTACCTTCCCAAAACAAACTTGTACAGGCTTTGTTGCTTCTGTTGCTTCCACAGATGCTTTTTTAATTAACTTTACTAATTCTGCCACATCAGCCAAGAAATTCACCCCCTCTAAGTGTTACATCCATAAAATGAGAGTCTAGCTGAAAAACATGTTTACACTTTTCCACCATCATAAAGTGGCTTATTTCCATATCCCCTAAATGTAAAATCACTAATACCATGCTGCCAGCCCTTACCCTTATATCCCCAAACACATTTGTTATTCTCAGGTTCCTTGTTTTTTTATTATAAAGGTCCAAGAGGGCATCTGCTTTTTCCTTCCCATTTTCCTCCTTGGAAAGTGTATCATAATACTGAAGGATACCCCATTCCTGAATATGTTCAGAATCTTTTGCCATATAGATTTCCCTAGTTCCTGTCTGTTCGTTGTCATAGGTTAATTTAATTTGGTTATAGGTATTGGTATCAATACTGGAAGTGTATTCAAAATTTTCCCCAGATTCTTCATCAATCGTAAAATAAGCACCTGGTTCCCCCACATACATAGAAGATATATTTTTTAATGTCAGCTTTCCAAAGTCATCATATAATACAAACATCTCTTTTGTATTCATTAGTGTTATATCTAAGGCACTCTCTATCATATCAAACAGGGACGTATTCTCTTCTACACGGGATGCTATTGCAAAATGAGTATCTTCTAACTCCCCTGTATGTAGAGAAAAATCATCTGCCAACATTTGAATAAATTCCGATGCCGTCTTATTTTCATACACATAGGTATCTTTATTTTTCAAGTACCTCATTTGATCGTAAGCAGTCACAGTAATCATCTGGTCTTTATTTCTCTTTTTACTAAACACATATCCCAAAAATACTGGGGTTTGATTCACTTCTAAATGTACCTCTGCCCCTTCTGAAAACTGGATTATACTATCTTTCACCACTTGAAATACTAACTTTCCAGGAGTACTTCTCCTTTCCGTGGTCCATTCAATCCCTTCTTCTACAATGGGCTGATATAACTTTTCCCCTGCTGCATCAGAAATAAACAGTGCAATTTCCATTATATCCCCCTTTCTAAACAACTGGTATTACAAGAACTTGTCCTGGATATATGACATTAGGGCTTCCCTTTATTACCTCTTGGTTCGCATGATAAATCTCTGTATACTTGGAGCCATCACCGTAAAACTTTTTTGCAATATTCCAAAGACAATCGCCTTCTACCACTGTATATTGTTGTTGTTCTGTTGGTTCAGGGCTTGTTTCTGCTGAACGGGTTTCTTGTATAACTGCTTCCAATCCAGAATCCTGTATATCCACTATTTTTGTCTGGTATGCTTGGTATTGCTTTAATTTTATTTTTATGGTTAAATCAAACCCATTGTTGGCATCTTCTGTAATTCCATAGTCCTCCATGGAAACTTTTATATTGGTGTTAAACAGAAGTTTACCACTTGGCAAAACCCTTGAAACAATAAATTGAAAAGGAGCTTGATCCGTTTTTAATTTTTCAAAATAATCTAAAAAATATGCTGCCTCTTGGAATCCCGAACGATAAACCGCATATGGATACCTCACTTGTGGTATCTCACATTCAAATTCAATCTCTGTCAGCCCTGCTTTTTTTAATAAATTTACTTCTCCCTCATTAATTAAAGTAATTGTTTTATTTGCATTTTTTATCTTCATCTGCAATTTCTTTGGGGCAACTGGCAATAAACATTTTTTTAAATAAAAATCATACCCACTCCTTGCCATTACTCATGTACTCCTTCTGCTACCATGTCAACTGCTTCTATCATCGCATCTGTCAATCCTGAAACTACGCCATCTAAATCCGTGCCATTCTTAATATGATTCCGCATCCCAGACTGATCAATATGGATTTCAGCAGTTGTAAAACGGTTGATTGTCTCCTGTTCTGCAATATCCCGTAAATATTTTAGTTCCTCGCTGGTTATGTCCATGGAATTTGCCATTTTTCCTGTATTCGTTGCAATACTATTAATCCCTTCCCCTAAAGGACCATTGATATAATCCTCTTCAGAAGGAATATTCGATGGACCAAAAAGAGAGGTTAGATCAAAATTAGCAATTTTCTCATCAATTCCTTCCCCGAAAGAATTCCCAGCATCCCAGACATCTTTATAATCCATTCTATAGTTTATTGTTGGTGCAGAGCGATTTAGTGTAATAGCATCTTCATTTTTCCCCCAGCCTAAAACAGAACTTTGAAGCTCACTTAAACCAGATGTCCAGTCAGTCCCAAATATAGCATCAATAATCTTAGTCACTACCATCCCAAGTGATAAAAACCATGAAATAATTTGCCCTATTAGATTTGCAACTGCTCCTCCAAAGCTGTCAAAACCTCCATTCGCTACGTTTAATATCCATTCTACAATACCTATAAAGGGGCTTGCAAAAGACCAAACACCTTGAAGAATCGCATTAATTAACCCTATCGCCGTATTGAGTATAAACGCTCCTGCAACTGCTATTACCCCACATATGATTCCTGTTGCAGATACAGAAGCCCCAGCAAGCTTATTAAATGCTGCTACCACAGCATAAATAATAGCAATTAATGCAATAATCAAAATAATAATCCATGTAATAGGGCAGGCAAGCAAAGCAGCATTAAAACCATACTGTGCCGCCGTTGCTGTGAAAGTTGCTCCTGCTCCCATAGCAAGAGAAGCAGCATGAATTTTTTCCGCAACTGTTTTTGCTGCTGTGACTGCTGCTGAAATTCCGGTAACTGTATTATACAAAAGCATTGCCCCATAATATACCATCAATGCCCCTGCCACTCCATAAATAATAGGCGATAACCACGACCAATTGTTAATCAAAATATCTGCACCAGCCCCAAGCAAATCAAAAAGCTGCATGGTTATACCAGCAGCTGCTGACAACGCCCCTATCATACCATTCACAAACTCCTGAAACCTCTCACTATTGGCAATATCATTGCATCGTTGTAAGACAGGCTGAAATGCCATAAGGGCATGATTTTCAAAAGAGGTCCAAATCTGTTCAAAAGTTTTTGGCATATTTTCAAATTTTTCATTCGTTTCATCAGCCGCCGCAAACATAGCTGCCTTGACAATATCAGCAGTAATTTCCCCTTCCCCTGCCATTTCCCTTAATTTTCCTTTTGAAACACCTAAATAATCTGCAATTGTCTGAATGATGTTTGGGGCTTGTTCTAAAATACTATTATATTCCTCACCACGAAGAACCCCAGACCCCATGGCCTGCGTCAGTTGCAACATAGCAGCATCTATCCCTGATGCCTCTGTCCCAGCAATAATAAACTGTTTATTGACCTGTTCCATAAAGCCAATA